AATGCGTGGATTACTGAGAGGATAGGAGATATATGCCACAAGTAGGAAAGAAAAAGTTCGCATATACAAAAGCTGGTAAGAAAAAAGCTAAAGCATATGCTAAGAAAAAAGGAAAAAAGGTTAGATACTAATGACAAAAAAGAAAAAGAAACTAAAAAAGGCTGCTAATGTAAGTGGGTTTTGGAAACAAACTACAAAATCTACTAAAAAAAATTTAAAGAAAATATCAAAAGTAGTTACTCCTGTTTATTCTAGATATGCAGCTCCAACTGTAGGCTTATTTAAACAAACAGGTAAGCTGGCTTTGAATGTAGGTAAACTAGCTTTAAGAGCACCAGGAACAGCTTTAGCTTTAAGTGCTTTGGCATCAACAGTTAAAGTAGGTAAAAGAATTCCAAAAAGACCTCTTAGAAGAACTGTTACACAACCAACACATGGTAACTATGGTGGGAAATGGATGTTATAATGTTTGATGAAGATAAAACATTCGAAAACGAAATTAAAAAAGAAGAAACTAAAGAACCAAATCATGGTGGTAAAAGACCAGGATCTGGTAGACCTTTAGGAGCTAAGACTAAAAAGCTGTGGAAATCTATGGAAGAAATGGCAGTTAAATACCAACATTCTCCTTTAGATTATCTTCTATCTGTGTTAAATAATCCTGCTAGTGCACCTGAACGTAAAATGTATGCAGCAGAAAAAGCAGCACCTTATGTTCATCCACGACTTGCGAATACAACATCAAAAATAGGATCAGATGAACCAATCGAAATCAAAGTCCAATGGCAAAAAGAAAGTTAAAATAATTGAGGTTCCCTATAAACCTAGATTATATCAAAAAGAAGTTCACGATAATTTAAAAAGATTTAGTGTTTTAGTTTGTCATAGACGATTTGGTAAATCAGTATTATCAATTAACGAATTAATTAAAACAGCAGCAGGTAAGCCTAGGAGTTTATGTGCATTCATAGCTCCAACATACAGACAAGGTAAATCTATTGCTTGGGAATATTTAAAATTTTATACTAGACCTCTAATGCACTGGGGTGGAAGTAGGAACGAGACTGAATTAAGAATAGATCTTTTTAATGGATCAAGAATTCAAATATTTGGTGCCGATAATCCTGACTCAATTCGAGGAATGGGATTTGATGCAGTCGTCTTAGACGAATATGCTATCATGTCTCCTAGAGTTTGGACAGAGATTATCAGACCTGCGATTGCAGATAAATTAGGATGGGTTTTGTTTATTGGAACTCCAATGGGACATAATCAATTCTGGGAAGTTTATGATTATGCTTTAAGAGGTCATAAAGATTGGTATGGGAAACTATACAGATCATCAGACACCAAAGTAATTCCAGATGAGGAACTGGAGCAGGCACGTTCTATTATGACACCTGAGCAGTTTGATCAAGAGTTTGAATGCTCTTTTACTGCAGCAGTGTCTGGGAGTTATTATGGTCGACTGATAACCAAAGCTGATAATGATGGAAGAATCAGCTACGTGCCTGTAGATGACAATGTAGGTGTGGAAACTTGGTGGGATTTGGGGATCGGAGATTCAACTGCAATTTGGTTTGCACAAAGAGTTGGAAAAGAAGTTCACCTCATTGATTATTATGAAACATCAGGAGAATCATTAGCTCATTATGCTGATATACTATCTGAAAAAGATTATGCTTATTCTAATCATATTGCTCCTCATGATATAATGGCGAGAGAATTAGGAACTGGAAAGTCTAGACTAGAAGTAGCAAACGAATTAGGAATAGATTTTGAAGTAGCTCCTAAATTAGAAGTAGATCATGGAATAGAATCTGTAAGAAATGTTTTACCTGATTGTTGGTTTGATAGAGAAAAATGTAAAGTAGGATTAGACGCATTAAGACAATATCGAAAACAATGGGATGATAAGAACCAGGTTTTTAAGAATAAACCCTTACATGACTGGTGTTCACACGCATCTGACGCATTTAGATATGGTTGCGTTGCAGAACCAATAGACACATCGGAATGGGATAAACCAATAAGGATAGATACGAAATACGTAGTATGAAAAAATCACAACAAGAAATATTATCAATACTAGCAAGAGAAATACATAGTTCATCAGGTTATATTGGTGGAGAGCTAGTATCGAGAAGAAAGAAATCATTAGAATATTATTTAGGAATGCCTCTTGGCAACGAACAAGAAGGGCGTTCACAAGTTGTTTCTAATGATGTAATGGATACAGTAGAAAGTTTAATGCCATCTCTTATGAAGATATTTACTTCAGGGGATAATGTATTTGCTTGCGAAGGTACTGGACCTGAAGATGAAGAAATGGCTAGACAATGTTCTGACTATATTAATTACATCTTCTTAAAAGAAAATAATGGATTTACATCTTTATATACAGCATTTAAAGATGCACTTATCCAAAAGAATGGAATTTTAAAAATTTATTGGGATGATTCCCAAAAGACTGAAAGAGAAGAATATACAAGATTAACAGATGATGAGTTTGATGATCTAGTTTCAGATCCACAAGTAAAAGTTTCAAATCATTCCAAATATAAAGAATCAATCACAGATGATCGTGGTAAAGAAATAGATAAAATAGAATTACATGATGTAGTTATTCATAGAACAAAACTTTATGGACAAGTTCGAATAGAACCAGTTCCTCCTGAAGAATTCTTAATTGAAAGAAGATGTAAAGATATTAATTCAGCTAACTTTGTTTGTCATAGAACAAATAAAACTAAAACTGAATTAATTGAAATGGGTTATGATCGAGACCTAGTCGAAGGTTTACCAACTGGAGATACAGATTATTTTACTGAAGATAAATTCATAAGACATCAAAATATAGATTTTTCACATGGTTTATCCGATGGAGACAAATCTACAAATGATGTCTTAGTCCATGAATGTTATATTAAAATGGATATTGATGATGATGGCAAATCAGAGTTATGTAAAATAACAGTAGCAGGTGATGCTAAAAAATTATTAGATATAGAAGAAGTAGATTCAATACCTTTTATATCTATGACACCTGTTATCATGCCTCACAGATTTCATGGAAGATCTATTGCAGAATTAGTAGAAGATATACAATTAATTAAATCTACTGTTATGAGACAAATGTTAGATAATATGTATCTAACAAATAATAACAGAGTAGCTATCCAAGATGGACAAGTTGCTATGGATGATCTTCTTACAAATAGACCTGGTGGAATTGTAAGAACTAAACAACCACCTCAAAATGTAATGATGCCTATTCCAGCTCAACCAATTACTGAGCAGGCAAGTGGTATGTTAGCATATCTAGACGCAGTTAAAGAAACTAGAACTGGAGTTAGTAAAACTTCACAAGGATTAAATCCAGATTCTTTAAATAATAATACTGCAACTGGTATGAACCAAGTTTTAACTCAATCTCAAATGAGAATGGAGTTGATTGCTAGAATCTTTGCAGAAACAGGAGTTAAAGATTTAGCTTTAAAAATATTCGAGTTAGTATGTAAGTACCAACAAAAAGAAAAGATCGTAAGAATTAGAGGTAAGTATATACCTATGAGACCTTACGAATGGAAAGACAGAGTTAATATTACAGTCCATGTTGGATTGGGTTCAGGATCAAAAGAACAACAATTGATTCTTATTAACGCTATTTTAGAAAGACAAATGCAGGCTATAAACCTTCAACAGAATGTTTTTGGTCCAATGGTTAATTTAAGAAATATATATAATTCTTTAAAGAAATTAGTTGAAAATGCAGGTCTAAATAGTATAGAACCTTTCTTTATGGATCCAGAAGTAGGACAGGCTCAAATGCCACAACTTCCACCTAAACCACCTTCTGAATTTGAGAAGGTTACTTTAGCTCAGGTTCAAGGTGAAAACCAAAGAGCACAGCTAAAAGCAGAAACAGAAGTTAAACGTATTGAGGCACAAATGAGACAAAATCTTTTAGACTTTGAATTAAAGATAAAAGAAATTGAACTTAAATATGGATCTAAAATAGACGAACAAGAATTAAAACGTAGATCTATGTTAGAACAAGAAGATTTAAAATCATCTGGTAATCTAATGAAAGAAATAGTAAAAGGACAAGATCAATTCTTTAACACAAAACAACAAATAGATGGACAACAAGGAAAAGCAAGTCAGGGAGGGCAAGCAAGCAGAGCAGCTCCTAAACGATCCCCTGCTTAAAACAGCATTCGAAGATCTTCTGGAAATTTATAAAACAGAAATCTTCAATACAAAATTCACTGAAAGTGAACAGCGTACATACCTTTGGGTAGCCTACAATTTAGTAGACAAAATCAGAGGACATTTACGAAGCGTCATGGAAAGTGGAAAACTAACTCAACAAGAGTTAGATCAATTAAATAAAAGAAGTTAATCTAACGAAACTTCAATTACGTCAACCAACACGAAAGGAACGTTATGGCAGAAGCCAACAACATACAAGGTGCTGCTGAAAAGATTTCAGGACTACTGAATCCTAAAGAGGAAAAACAGGAAACTGAAGTTAAAGCAGAACCATCGGAAACACCTGAGAAACAGGAAGCTCCAGAAAGTCAACCAGAGTCTGAAGGAACTAAGGAGCAAGTAACTGAAAATACTGGGACAACAGAAGAAACACAAACAGAATTAGAGGAACAAGAACTCCACCGAGTCAAAGTACAAGGTCAAGAGTTAGAAGTTACCCTCGATGAGCTGAAAGCAGGTTATTCTAGAGACTCAGATTATAGACAAAAAACACATACTTTAGGGTTAGAAAAGAGAGATCTTGAAACCCAAAAGAATAGTTTGCGTCGATCTTATGACACTCGTTTATCAGAGTTAAATGATTTAATTGCAACTGCTGACGCTACTGTCAGACAACGCCAAGGAAGTGAAGATCTTCAAAAACTTTATGATGAGGACCCCACAGCTGCAGCCAAACTGGACTACCAGTTAAGACAAGAAACAAGGCAGCTAGAGGATGTCAGATATAAAGCTAGAGAAGCTCAAGCACATCAATACAATGAATTCCTTGCAACACAGCGAGAGTTAGCAGCAACAAAAATACCAGAGTTTGCAGATCCAACTAAAACTGATTCATTTAAAATTAATATGCGTAATTCGTTACGAGAATATGGTTTTAGTGATGATGAAATAGGATCACTTGCAGATCATAGATTTCTTATGGTTACAAAGGATGCAATGAGCTATCAAAATTTGAAAGGTAAAAAACCTATCGTTCAAAAGAAAGTAGCTAATGCTCCTAAAGTAGTAAAAGCTGGTGTTGCAAAATCAGGTACGAGTTCTGGTAGAGAAGTTATAAGACAAAAGATTGGCAAGTTACGTAAGTCTGGGCATATTAAAGATGCACAGAATGCTATACTTGACATGATTAATCTTAAATCTCAACAAAGGAAATAAACAATGGCACAACCAACAAATACGTTTGATACGTATGATTCAATAGGTGAAAGAGAAGATCTTTCTGATGTTATTTATAACATCTCACCTACAGATACGCCATTTCTAAGTTCAGCAGGGAAAACAAAAGC